AGCTTACCAAGACCAGACAATGTGATTGAGTATGTCATAGCGCCGTCGTTTGCTGCTTCAATAGAGAAGTCAGTCACAACTGCTAAACCACCAAACATACCTTTTTTAGCCTTTTTGTTGTATACCTTGACACATACAGCATCACCACTTTCGAAAGCGGTTGAAAGCTGTTTCTGAGACTTGTCAGAAGTTACGTACACACCAGAAAGATCGATTGACCATTCTTTAGTACCTGCAAGATAAGATTTGTAACCACCTTCTGTATCTTTTGTAGTTACCTCAAGAGTGTCTGCGGATCTCTTGATAGATAAATCTTGTTGTCCAGCAACCGCAAGGATATTTGCACCTGTTGCATCCCAAATAGCAAGGATAATATCTTTACCAGCTGTAGCCTGTGCAGATGTAGCATCGAAGTCGCAGTATGTACCGCCGTCGTATTCACCTGTAAAAATCTGTGAAACATATTTTTTGTTCATATTAATTACCTCCGTTAAATTTTTGTTTTGAAACCATAAGCAATCAAGAATTTAAAAACTACGATTGCGTGTTTTTCCCCAGTTTCTTCATCCTGGATTGTCTGTAATCCGTCGTCGGTCTGCATAATGAGGATAAATGGATCTGGGATAGTAATATCTTCTGTCATAGCTTCTTCTACAGCCTGTACTAATTTATAAATCGGTACAGATGAATGTGTTGAATCAGCTATAACATGAATCCAGACTTCGTGATTTTTCATAAACATAGTTTTGTTATCTACGTTTTCAACATTCACGACCTGTATATATGTGAAAGGAGAAACAGCATCTTTAGGAACCACGTCATAACATTTCATGTCAGTGTTCTTTTGAATGTTTGCTTGAACCGCTTTCACAAGTTCTGTAAGTGGGAATTGTTTAAGCATTGTTTTATTCCTTTCCAGCTATTTTTTTTATAGAATTAAGTACATCCTGTTTATAAATTGGCTTTTGTTTTTCCACGTTACTTTTTAAAAAGTGTTGTCCAGGGACAAACCCTCCGGACTTTGTTCTGTGCCCATACTCAACATGTGGGGCATATTCTTTTGTATAACCCATTGTGTCTTTTTCAAAACGGACTGAAGATTTTAATTCTCCATGTGGCCCATGCGGTCTAGTTAATTCAGTAGATACTGGGGAACCTCCACCGGCTGGAACTTGCCCGCCAGTATATCCCTTTTTAGCCCTCGAATACATTTCGCCTATAGACTTTGTAGCTACATCTTGAAATGTTGCTTTTGAAAGCCTACTTAATGCGGCAGATAATTCAGCAGCACCAGTAATTTTTACACTCATACTTTATGTGACCTCGCATGAATTACAACCCAACGCGGCGATAATTCCAGGATCGTTTCGATTGAATACCTCACGCCGTCAATTAAAACCAAATCAACCCCGCGTAATACCTCGCGCGGAATCAATAAGGCATATTTTGAAGTGTTGCGTGTTACATCTGACCCATATAATGAAATTTCTTCCGCTGTCCATGGTGAAAACCTAGCATTACATGTTGCTTTTACATCCCACCCATTGGGGGTCTTGTTCCCTAATTCGTCCTCTGTCTCTTTTGGTGTTAACAATAGGCATTTCTTATACATCATAAAAAATGAATCCTTTTCGAACTTCCCACATCGTTACCGTTGCGGTATGTTTCGAATTCCTTTTCATATTCTGAGAGAATGTCGTCAACGAAAGTATCTGAGAAAACCTTGGAAGCACTTTCTGACTTAATGCCCTCGTAGTAACGTCTGCGGTATGCTTTAACAGAAGCCTCCGCACATACACCATAAAATAAAGCAGGGAAACTTGTTTCGTTTGAAATACCCAAGCGGATACAGATACGATCAAGGACAGTCTGGGAGATTTCCCCCATAACTGCCTTGTCGCATAATTCGCCTGTCATACGGCACTCAATACGCTTTGCAATTTCAGAAATCATATATCATGCCTCCTTGTTCCGACTATTTAGCAGCAACAGCAATAGCAGCCTTTACAACACCAGTTGCATCTTCTGGATAGAAGACAACACCAGACATAACTAATGTGTCGATAGAAGCGTTATCGCCTTTTACGTAGTGAGTCATACCAACTAAGCCTGTTTCGTCAGAAGTAAGTCCGAATGTTTCAGCAACATCACCATCTGCGGAAACGTATGCACCGTTGATATTTTCTTTTGCTGTAGCAACAACTGTACCAGCTGTAACAGATGGATCGATAACAACTGTTCCAAGGCCTAAGAAGTCCTCAACGTACTTAAACCCGAAAGCGTTCTGTGTTGTAATCTGTGCAGTTGCTAAGTAATCAGCAACATCTGTAGTGTTTACAAAGAAAATAGGTTCAACGTCCATATCTGCAAAGTGAGTAGATACAGCGCCCCATGCAGCGGCAAGTGCCCCCTGTAAAGTAGCAACCTTTGCTGTAGCTTTTCCTGTACCAGTTGCAAGCATTCCATAGAAAGCTTTCTTAACGTCTTTCTGTACGTCTTTTACAAGTAAGTCGTCAGTTTTATTAACTGCCTTGTCTTTACCTGATCTCTGAATTGCTTCAGCTGTAGTCTGTTTACGGTACTTTTTGAGAGTAATCTCAAAAGAATTTGCTAAAGTTCTATCGTACTTTGTAAGCCCGATTGTTTCACCTTCAGCGACCTGATCTGGTGTGTTCTTTTTTGTGTACTTGTACTGTTTTACAAGGCTACCTGTTGGCATTGGTGTAAGTTCTGTAACACCTAAGATAGTCTGTAATGATTCAACCCCAGCAACTAATCTCTCGTTGTGATCGATAGAGATAGCTGGTTCAATGTCTGTAGTTACGATTGTGCCCGCTTCTACAGTAAACAACTGTCTAAAATATTTATTCATAGTTTTTATACCTCCGTTATATGTTCTTGCGCTTGCGCGCAGCCTTCATGAAGTGAGAAAAGCTTAAGCGTTCTTCTCTTATGAAAGCCTATGAGTAGTCTGTAACATCACAATATATATGTCAGAAAACGTCTTCCGATAAAGAAAAATAACGCAATGTTTTTGAGGGCCCAAAAGCCCGGAAACAAAACATTATATATTTAATATATTTAATATGTGATGGTTACCGATTAATCGGTGACTGTCGCTGATTAATCGGCGACTCAAAAATGCAATTACTGGAACAAATCAATGTGTTCTGCGATAGCTTTTTGACGTTCTGCGCGGTTCGTAATCTTTAAAATGTCCGCTTTTGTCAGTGTGCTTCCGCCTTTACCAGTAGAAGGGGCTTTTCCCTTTAAAGCTTCTTTAACGGCATCTTGTACCGCTTCTTTAAATGCCTTTGAGAATGCCTCAACTTTGGCTTTAGTGTTATCAGCGTCTTCTGCGATTAAGCTTGATACTACCTCGTCAGGTACGTTCACGCCGTCGTCGCGTAACATAGTTCTCGCTGTCTTTTCCATTTCAGCAATGCTATTTGCACGCTTTAATTCATCTAGTTCTTTCTGTAATGTGTCGCGTTCGTGTTCCGCTTTTTCCTGTGCGTTCATCCCAGCCAACTTTTCAGCCTCAGAAATCTTTTTTTCCTGTTCCTTCTGCCACTTAGCGAATTTCTTATTGATAATCTCGTCTACGTCAGCGTCAGTGTATTTCTTAGTGTCCTTGTCGTCTGGTTCCGCGTTTCCGTTCTTTCCGCCTTTGTCGTCGGCCCCTGGTTCTCCGCCTTTAGCGCCTTTGTCGTCGACCCCTGGGTCTCCACCTTCTGCAAAAATCTGTCTTAAGTAATCTTTAAATTTCATAGTTCTGTCCTCCATAATTTATAGTCGTAATGCTTGACTTTAGTTTTCCATAGCTTTTAACGACTTCAATGCTAGGTCGCTTTTCAGAATCTCCGCCAGGAAATAAAGAAAAGGAAATATAAAAAGAAGCTGAAATAAAATGGTACCCATAAGGAGGACAACAACGTGACGGTTGTGATACTCACTTGTGGGTATCTTTTTTCGTTGTTTTAAAATAAATATGTCAA